GGCCTTCTGGGCCGGGGTGGTGTCCTCGCTGGCCCTGTACGGCAACTCCATCAACCTGGTCACCAGCCGGGACCGCTACGGCTTCCCGCTCACGCTGAAGCCGGTCCACCCCACCCTGGTCGCGGTCAGATTCGCCGGCAACCCGATGACGCCGTCGATCGACAGCTTCTACGTGGCCGGCAAGATGTACGACCCGGGCGACGTCTGGCACGTCAAGTCCTACAACGCCCGGGTCGGCTGGCCGCTCGGCCGGGGCCTGATCGACACCGACTCCGACGCCATCGCCATGCAGCTGGCCCTGCAGTCCTACGCCGCCGGCTACTTCAACGGCGGCGGCATCCCGACCGGGATCTTGAAGGTCCACCGGCCCGAGATCACCCAGGCCCAGGCCGACAGCGCCAAGGCGGCCTGGATCAACAACTACTCCGGCGCCCCGACGGTGGCGGTGCTGAACGAGCTGGTCGACTACGCCCCGGTCGCCTTCAAGCCGGTCGACAGCCAGATGGTCGAGAGCCGCCAGTTCGGGCTGATCGAGGTGGCCGACATGTGGAACCTGCCGCCGTCCAAGCTGGGCGCGGCCATCACCAATCCTTATAAAAACGCCCAGGCTGAGGAAGTCCAGGCCCGGAATGACGGCGTCGCCCCGTGGACCGTGCTGCTCGAGGAGGCGATATCGATCGACTTGCTGCCCCGGGGCCAGAACGCGGTCTGGGACCTGGCCGCGGCGCTGCGGACCGACACGCTCAGCGAGTACCAGGCCTACCAGGCGGCCCTCGGCGGCCCGGGGCCGCAGTCGTCCTGGTTGCTCGTCGACGAGGTCAGGGCCCGCAACAACCTGGACCCCATGGCCATCGTGCAGGACGAGCTGAACACCGCCATCGAGGCGGCCGGGGTCACCCCGTCCGACACCGCCACCGGCGTCCCTCCGGTTCCGCCGGTGGCGGGCGGGCCGGAGTTCTCCAACACCTTCCCGGCCGGCGGGCCGGAGACGTCCAACAAGGGCACCCCGGGCATGAACCCGGCCATGGCCGCCGGGGCGGCCGGGGTGCCGAAGGGAGCGGGGCCATGACCAGCTACCGGGCCGCCAACGAGCAGATGGGCATGGCCTATCGCGACGTGTGGACCACCGCCTACGTGAACGACCTGCCCGACAGCTCGTTTCTCTACATCGCCCCGGGCGGGACCAAGACGGCTGGCAAGACCGACGGGGCCCACCGCTACTTCCCGGTCAAGGACGCCAGTGGCAAGGTCGACCTGCCGCACCTGAAGAACGCCCTGGCCCGCATCCCCCAGGCCTCCTCCATCCCGGCCGCGGCCCGCATGGAGGCCATGACCAAGGCCAAGGGAATGGCCAAGGGGACCTCGATCGGCGGCCCGCCCGGGACGTACGAGGGCTCGGCCGGCAGCGGGAGAGCCAACGACGACGAATCCATCTTCGACCAGATGCCCATGGCCCCGCTGTTGAAGAAGAAGAACGCCGGGGCGGCCATGGCCCAGATGATGGGGATCAACAGCACCCCGCCGCCCACCGTGGAGGTCCGCTCGTTCGAGGCGGTGCTCGAGCTGCGGGCCGACGGCGAGGGCCGCACGCTCGTCGGCCGGGCCGTGCCCTACGGCGAGGTGGCCGACATCCCCGAGGGCCGGGAGCGGTTCCTGTACGGCGCCTTCGCCCGCCAGCTGGCGGCCGGGCCCGACATCCTGCAACGGGTCAAGCTGTTCGACTCCCACCAGGCCCGCGGTGGCCAGCCGGTGGGCCGCACTGCGGCCCTGTCCGAGCGTTCTGACGGCCTGTACGGCGACTGGCCGCTGTACGCCACCTCGAAGGGCAACGACGCCTTAGAACTGATCAGGACGGGCGAGGTGACCGGCCTGTCCATCGGCTTCAAGGCGCTGTCGACCCGCCGGGCCCAGGACGGCACGCTGGAGCGGACCGCGGCCCATCTCGACCACGTGGCCCTCACCCACGAGCCGGTCTACAACGGGGCCGCCGTCATGACGGTGCGTTCCCAGGCCCGGCCGCTCTCGTCCTACCGGACCGAGCAGCAGCGCCATCACGTCCTGATCGAGCGGCTGCGCATTACCATTCCCCTCAGTCGCTGAACCATCCCGAGCTGAACCGGCCCGGCCAGGCTGAACCGGCCAGTGGTGAACCGGCGCGTGGGCTTGTTTCCCGCGCCGCGCCCGGGCGCTCGATCCCTCAAAGGAGGGACTGCGATGGCTTCCCGCTTCATGGACCGCCTGGCGGTCGACTACCGCAACCTGTCCGAGCAGTACGACGGCATCTTGAACCGGTGCAACGAGGACAACCGCGACCCGACCGACGACGAGGCCGCCATCCTGGACGGGCTGCGCTCGGAGATGACCCCGCTCGGCGACCGGCTGATCGAGCTGCGGGAGACCGACGAGCGCCGCTGGGCCGCCGTCCGGGCCATGAGTGACGCCCCGCCCGCCCCCGAGACCAAGAACCTGCCGGTGGTGGCGGTCAGAAGCGAGGCCGAGCTCTACCACCCGGCCGACGCCAGTGGCGGGCCCCGGCTGTCCTTCTTCCGTGACCTGATGTACGCCCAGGTCGACCAGGACGTCGAGGCCCGCTCGCGCATCGAGCGCCACAACCTGCAGATGCGGGCCGCCGGCACCACCACCACCGGGGCCGGCGTCATCCCGCCCACCTGGCTGTTCAACGAGTTCGCCATGCTCCAGCACGGGGCCCGGCCGTGGGCCGACACCCTGCGCCGGGTCGGAATCGACTCGGCCAACCCGGTCAACATCGGAAAGCAGGTCACCCCGGGCGCAGCCCCGGCCGCCCAGGCGTCGGAGAACGCGGCGCCGGCCGACGGCTCCTTCAACGCCAACGTGATCACCACCAACCCGGTGACCTACACCGGCAAGGTCGACGTGTCCCGCCAGCTGGTCGACGGGTCCAACCCGGCGGTCGACGGGATCATCTATGCGGACATCATGGGGGCCTACAACGAGCTGATCGAGAGCGCGGTGGTCAGCGCCTTCGAGGCCCTCAGCGCCCCCTCGGGCCTGGCCGGGGTCATCACCTACCCGGGCACCGCCCCGGTCTACACCAACCTGCCCGACGCCTTCATCGACGGCTCGGCCAGCATCATCAAGCGGCGCAAGATGCCGCCCCGGGTGGTCTTGCTCTCCACCGGCGCCTGGGCCTTTCTGGCCAAGCAGAAGGACCAGCAGGGCCGGCCGCTGGTCACCACCGGCTACCACGGGCCCGTGAACGCCTACGGCCTCGGCGAGGCGACCCAGTACGGGACCATCGCGGGCGAGGTCGTCGGGCTGAACTGCATCCCGTCCTGGGCCGGGGTCGACAACCACATCTACATCGTGAAGGTCGACGACCTGCTGCTGCTGGAGAGCTCGACCTTCAACTTCAGATACGAAGAGGTGCTCGGGCCGAGCTCGATCCGCCTCGGCGTGTGGGGCTACGCCGCCCCGGTGCTCGGCCGCTACCCGTCGGCCATTCTCCGCATCGACGCCGGCACCACCATCCCGGCCCCGGTCGTGGCCGAGGAGGAGGAGCCGGCGGCCGAGGGCGAGATCCCGGCCGAGACGGCCGGAGGCCCGGGCACGCCCCGGTCGAGGAAGTAACGGACCGGGCGATGGCGACCGGCTGGCCGCAACTGGCCGACGTGAAGGCCTACCTGCGGCTCGGGACCGACACCACCGACGACCCGGTGGTGACCCAGTTCCTGGCCGCCGCCATCGCCTGGGTCACGCACCGGGCCGACCCGCTCTACACCACCGTGGGCGGGTCGGCCTTCCTGCCCGACCCCCTCTTCACCGTCGCCGTCATGGAGGCCGGCCGGCTGTACCGGAGGCGGGACTCGGTCGACGGCACCGTGGGCTGGGGCGACCTAGGCGTGATCCGGGTCGGGCCGAAGGACCCCGACATCGAGAGCCAGCTGGCCCCCTACCTGGCCGTGGTGTTCGCATGACCCAGGTCCTCTCGGCCCTGCCGGCCGCCGTCAACCTGCTGCTCTACAAGGGCGACGACTTCACCATGACCCTCACCGTGACCAATCCCGACGGCTCGGCGGCCAGCCTGACCGGGGCGACGTTCAAGGCCCAGATCCGCACCGCCCCGGGGGCGGCGACGCTGCTGGCCAGCTTCACCACCTCGGTGGCCACCAACGTGGTCACCCTCACGCTGCCGAACGCCAGCTCGGCCACCCTGCCGGCCGCCTGTGCCTGGGACTGCCAGATGACGGCGACGGCCGGGACCATCACCACCCTGGCCGCCGGGACGGTCAGCGTGTCCGGGGACGTGAGCGTATGAGCAACGCCGAGGCCGGGGGCTCCGGCCAGCCCCACGCCACCGTGGCCACGCCGGGCCAGCCGGGCGTCACCGTCGGCCAGAGCACCCACGGCGCCACCGCCGGCCTGCCGGCCACCGCCGGGGTGGCCGTGGCCGCCCCCGGGGTGCCGAACGTGGCCGTCTATCCCGGGGGTGCCACCTCCGGGCCACCGGGGCCACCAGGGCCTGCCGGGCCACCAGGGCCTGCCGGTCCGGGGGTGCCCACCGGCGGGACGACCGGCCAGGTGCTCGAGAAGAACAGCGCCACCGATTACGACACCTCCTGGCAGACCGTCTCGGCCGGTGGCGGTGGGCCACCGCCGGCCACCACCGTGGCCGGACCGCCCGCCTTCGGTGCTGCCTCGGTGGTGGGGACGGGCACCAACTACGCCCGCAACGACCACGTCCACGGCCTGCCGGCCAACCCGGTGCCCGCCTTCGGCGCGGCCGTGGTGGCCGAGACCTCCTTCGGCCTGGCCAGCGCCATCGGCGTGGCCGGCACCCTGGCCCGCTCCGACCACACCCACGGCAGCCCGGCCGCCCCGGCGGCTCCGCCGGCCGCCGCGACCACCGTCGTCGGCCCCGACGCCTACTCCACCCCCTCGGCCGTCGGCACCTCCACCAGCTACGCCAGGGCCGATCACGATCACGGTCTCCTGGCCGCCCCCACCATCCCTTCGACCCTGCCCCCGTCCGGGGCGGCCTCGGGCGACCTATCGGGCAGCTATCCCGGGCCGAGCGTGGCCAAGGTCAACGGGGTGGCCGTGACCGGCACGCCGTCGAGCGGCCAGGTCATCACGGCCAGCTCGGCCACCGCCGCGGCCTGGGCCAGCCCGGCCGCCAAGGGCTGGGCCCATGCCTGGGCGACGGCCGGCCAGGTCATCCCCCAGAACGCGTGGACGACCATCACCTACGGCGCCACCGAGGCCGGCTCGGCCGGCCTCGCCACCTCGACCGGGCTCTACACCTGCCCGGCCACCGGGCGCTATTTCGTGTCCGGCTCGGTCGCCTGCCCGACGCAGACGACCGCCGCCACCACCTTCAACGCCGTCTACAAGAACAGCGCCTCCTACCAGCGGGGGGCCAACAACAATCAGGCGTCGAACATCGCCCCTGAGGTGCATGTCTCCACCGTGGTCAACTGCGCGGCGGGCGACACTCTGAGTATCCAGGTCCTGGCCAACATCGTCTCGGGTTTCACCACCGTCGCCGCCGCCGTCGACCAGACGGTCATGGTCGTCCAGCAGCTGACATGACCTGGTCCCGCGCCCCCGTGGCTGCCGCCCTGGTGGACATGCTGACCGCTGCGACCGAGGGCCTCCGGGTCCACCCCGCCCCGCCCGAGATCATCAACGGCCCCTGTATCGTCAT